TAGCGGATTACATGGTAACGCCTGGCACTGGGCAAACCGATGTAATGCAAGCATTGTCTATGTTTGGACAGCTACGCGCGAGCCGTATTGCGTTTACCGAGCCAACACGCGCGGCATCACAACAGACATTGCAAATCTACAATAACGCGCGATCGGCAGGTATCAACGTTGTGCGAATCTGGAATACTGAAAAAGATCGCAAGGTATGCGAGATGTGCCAACAGTTAGACGGCTTAACTGATGACCTATGGGCAAGCGTGTACACAGGTGACCAGGACATTAGCCAGGGTGCACCAGCACACGTAAACTGCCGCTGTGATACAGGCATCGATTATGTAGGGGCAATTACACAGCCAGCCGAAACGCCTGCCGAGGAATTAACGGTAGACGAAGCAACGGCACCAATACCAACACCAACACAGGTACCATTGCTGCAGCGAGATGCTGCCGAGATTGCACAGCACATTATTGACGCGGTACCTGCTGATTTGGTGCAAGATGTTGCAGACATAAAAGCATGGAAAGAAGGCGGATCATCACAAATGTATGATCAGGTAAATCAGAATAAATTTGGAACACCTGAATATGATTCAGCATTTGCAAAATACCTAGCTGAAGGCACTAGAATTGCCGCATTAGAAAAAACAATATCAGCACGAGAGGAAACGGTATACAGAACACTGTTGCAAGATTTACGCAACCCAACACCAGCAACTGCAGTTTTGACATTTAGCGGCACAACAACTGCAGCGCAACGAGCCAGAATTACCGAATTAGTACAAGCAACCATAGGCATTGCGCCTGATATAGGAACACCTATACCAATTGTTATTAAAACAACATCAGCATCAGGCGGGAGCATGGGAGGCGGCGAAATGACAATAAACAGGGATGCAGATGCATCAACTATTGTGCATGAATCATTGCACGCATTGCAACAACATCAGCAATACGGCAACGCTGCAACAGATGCATTTGCAGCCGTTCGCACAGCGGTGGATAAACCGGTAACACTAAAATCACAGGGTTATTACAATGGTGGATATACATATCTAGACAATACTGATAGTGCATATACATTTCGTATTTATAAAAATTTGCCTGCAGATTATGCCAAATTTCCTGAAGTGTTGACAAAATCATTTGATCGTATTGCACAGAAACCAAATGGTAAGGACAAAGGTCTGTTAGAGCTGTTTGCACAAATAGTAAAGGACGGCGGCAAATGAAAATGAGCATTACACGAGGCAACGAAACAGCCAAGTATAACGATAATACTGGGCTGTTTGTTGGTAGCAAAGAATTAATTGATTTTCTCAATATGTATATTGCCGTGTTTGGTGATGTTGGCAATAATGCATTTGAGCGGTTACTAACTGAAACAAAAGGGTTTAATTTAACCATTACCGAATACGAGCCAGACGTATACCCTGAGGGAACTCTAGACGTATGACCAAAATAATTATTGAAAACGCTGCCCTGCATTTAACTGAAAAGATGCGAGCGGCTCAACAGGTAGCAATGGCAACCATTGCCGAGATAGCAAAAACACGGCTGAACAAAGAAAAGCCAGCCGAGCCAATCCCTGGCAGTATGCAATGGGTATCAGCAAAGCAAGAGCGTTTTGTAAAACGCATGTTTGCAATGGGTAAAATGAAAAAGTACATGCGAGGGCGCGGCAACGGTTTACCCTGGCAGCCGAGCAAGGCGCTCAATAACTCATACGTGATTATGAAAGAGCAAATGGGTGAGGTATCGATCATTAGTACTGCAGCATACGCGCGCTATGTGGTAGGTGATGAACAAAGCCAGATACACAGGGGTAGATGGAAAAAGGGCAGCGAGGTAGCACAGGAATTGTTAGATTCAGGAATAGTGGCAAAGATTGTGCAAGAAGCAATAGCAGGCGCGTTTAAATAGGTTTTTATACGCGTTTGCTATTATCTGATTAACAGACAGAAACGAGGTACTACCATGGCAGGCAGCAGGCATAGTTATAGCGATGTACAACTAATCAAGGCAGCTCGCAAGGCTGTAATGGATCATGCACAGGCAACAGCAATGTATGCCGAAACAATGAAAAGCATGTTTATCGAGCTCGGTGACGATATGAGCGACATAGAGCAAGTAAACAGCCGACAGGCTGAAACAGACGCGGTACGAAGCGTCAAGGCTGCAGACCTGCCAGGGCAAATGCGAGAAATTTTAGGCGAAACAATCTGCCTATGGTACAAAGCACACGCAATGCATTGGAATATTGAAGGGGAGCATTTTTTTCCTCAGTATCATGCATTTTTTGCAGACATGTACGAAGCGCTCGAGGCAGCCATTGATCCAACCGCTGAATACTTGCGTTCACTCGGTTTTAAGGCACCTGCAACCATTGCCCAGGTAACGGCTTACCAGATCGCTGATACCCTTACCGAGGAATCACCATTACAAGTAATGCTTGCAAGCATTACGCTGGACAATATGCGCATGATTGACCTGCTGCAAGGCGGCATCTATTTTGCAGGTATTGCAGGCGAATTTGCAGTACAGAATTTCCTACAGGATCGCCTGGGCTATCATCAAAAATTGCGCTGGATGTTGCGAGCAATTCAAACACCTGCAACACAGCCAATGCCAGAACTCGAGGAAGCAGGCGAAATGCTCGAGGAATTGGCAGCCGAGCCAATAGCTGAAACTATGGCAATGCCAATTGAGGTATCGAAATCAGCACAAGACCTGGCAGCCAATTTGCTGTATGTATTGCGAGGCAAGTAATGGCAGTGAAGGCAATTGGCGAATACACGTTAAAAGGCAAGGGCATAGTATTTGGCGGCAGCGATTTGCAAGGCGATACGTTTACCAGCAAAACAGACCTGGGAGAAACGCGCTCGTTTATTGGTATGCCTGTGTACTATGACCACAGCTTAGGCGAATTACGACGGCAGATTGGTGTTGTAAAAGCCTGGGCACCTGATGACGACGGCATAGATGTTGAAATTGAATTAGACAGGCGCGACAAATACGCAAAGCAGGTTATGCAACTTGTAAAGCGGGGAGCGCTAGGTTTATCAACTGGCAGCCTGCCACATTTGGTAGTGCGAGAAAATGGCGAGCTGAAACGATGGGTAGTAGGCGAAATCAGCCTAACACCTACACCAGCCGAGCCACGTACAACGGCATACAGCGAAGCTAAGCGGGCACCACAGGTGAGCAATCACGGTGCACGAGCGTACGCGCTTGCATATACAGAATTACCAACAGAAGAGAGTACACAAATGAACAAAGATGAGATGAAAGCCGCAATGGCTGAATTGCTCGAGGACATGGCAGGCACGCCTGTTGCAGGCGGTGGGGTTATCAGCGGTAAGGCACCAGCTACCAAAAAGCTTACTACCCTGGGATTTAGCAACGAATCTAACGAAGCAATCGTACACTACATTAAAACCGGTGATGAGATTGCAGCTAAGGCAACCCTGGTAGAAGGCACGGGCGCCAACGGTGGTTATACCGTACCACGTGATTTCTATGATCAGATTATTGACAAGCGCGATCAATCCTGGATTGGTGCAAAACTCGGCATTCAGCGCTATACCACAGATCGTCAAATTTTCGACATTGCAACGCAAAGCGACAAATCTGATTTTGCATTTGTTGCAGAATCTGGCAGCGTTAATTTTGACGAGCCAACATTTGGACAATCGGCAATCACTGTCTATACTGCATCGCTTGCTATGAAGATTTCTAACCAGCTTATGCGTGACAACGCAATGGATTTAGAAGGTTTCTTGACTCGCGAAATCGGGCGCGCATATGCTCGGCATTTGAATGAATACATGATTACTGGCACGGGCTCGAGCCAACCATATGGTGTATTAACACGTGCTACCGTATTTGAAACCCTGGCAAGCGCTACAGGCATTGATCAGGCAGACGTTATCAACATCGTACACAAGCTGCCGAGCTGGTACGCTGATGACGGCAACAGTACTGGCTGGGTTATGCAAAATGCTACGCTGGGCGCTATTCGCGCGCTGCAAGGCAATTTCTATAGCTTCCAACCAACACCACAGGGCACTATGGACAGTTTGTATGGCAAACCTATTGCTATTACTGACAAAATCGGCAATTTTGGCACGGGTGTCAAGCCTATTATTTTCGGTAACTGGGGATACTATGCATTTGTCGAAAACCTCGGGCTTGAAATTGCACGCAATCCATACTTGTACCAAGCCAATTACCAAACCGCTATTTTTGTAACGGCACGCTGGGGAGGCGACGTTACCCAGACCGAAGCATTTGTATACGGCATCAATCCATAAGAGGGTAGGCAATGCAAGTTAAGCTTAAAAACGCGTTAGCCTGCATTGTCAACGGCTCAACAAGGGCATTTGAGGGCGGGCAAGTAATTGACCTGCCCTCAAGTGAAGCAATGCACCTAATCAACACTGGCAGGGGCATTGCTGTTGAGCCTGTGGCAGATGCACAGACGGAACCCAAACCACAGGCTGCAGCAGTGCCACGAGGCAGGAAGCCGAAAGGGT